CGCATATGAGCATCGATGGGGAATTTCATATCGCTATCAACCCACCAAATATAATCAAAATCACTCTTTAAGAAGATTTCAACTAGATTACGACGAGCAATAGTGATAACACTGCCAATATTAAATGCACAGTTGATTTTAATACCGTTAGCCACCATGTTGGCAGCAGCCATGGCCAAATGCTGTGCAAATTCAGCATTGACCATTTCCATAGCTGGCACCGCAATCATAATGCTAGGAGGACTACCAGCGGGGCGTTGTTGTGCTGATTGCTGCGTCTGTAGGAAACTCTTGGGCATCCCGTTGTTGGAAGATGCTACAGCGTTGGCTACCGGAGTCCTAGTGGGGATATTTAATTTGCCTTTTTTCATTGTTTACCTTTTAATGATTAATCGTCTCTTTCCATGTTGACAGCTTCTGTAATTGCTGTCAACAATTGATCCAATGTAGAACACATGAGTTTTACATTTTTATAATCGTTTTCTGTATTTCGACCTCCGATTTCTAGCATAAAACCGTTATCATACATATTGACACTGAACGAATCATTTACTTTAGTAAGTTTTTCGCTTATTGTTTTAAGAGTGTTTGTTGTCATAATTTTTTTATTTTAACTTTGGGTTATTATCAAATATTTTTTAATGTCAAATAATTAGTCTATTGCAATCATACGGAAGCATGATTGCAATAGATATGCAATGACTTATCGATTTCTTGGTAATGCAAACAATGCCTGCATTAACGCATTGAGATCTTCTGCGCCAATAATTACTGTCTTAGCATGTATGTAATCTCCAGAAACATCTGTTCCTGCATAATCTACAACAAATCCGTTGTCGTACATTGTTACAGTCAGCCCCTCATTTACTTTAACCATATCTGTATTGATTTGCGTTGTCATATTTTTCTCCTTATATTAACGTGGTGCAAAATCTTGCTGTAATTTGATATTATCAAAAAACTCCTTTTTAGCACCAGCATCTGTCTTAAAAAATCCTTTAAGTACAGTAGTTTGTGTTAAACTGCTATGTGCCATAATTCCTCTATTTTCACAGCATCCGTGCTGTGCTTGAATGTATACTGCTACGTTCTCCGAGTCAGTAGCTTTGCTAATTTCTCGGGCAATGTCATTACAAAGCTCCTCCTGTAGGGTGCCACGTCGGGCACACCATTGTGCGATACGGGTATACTTAGATAAGCCAATAAGTTTATTGGCAGCAATAATACCAATATAAGCCACGCCAGTGACAGGTTGGTGATGATGACTGCACATACTGCGCAATTCACTGCGTACAACAAGCATACCTTCATAACGGTCCGCTGAATCATTTGGAAACGCTGTTGCGTTGGGTGCTGGAGCATACCTGCCCTCCATAATCTCATTAAAGTACATCTTGGCAAGTCTACGTGCTGTGCCTTTTGAGTTAGGATCATTCTCGCGATCAATTAATAAACAATCTAAAACTTTTTCAAATGCTTCTGTTGTTTCATCGATTAACTGTTCTTTCATTTTGTCATCGATGTATTCGCTGATATTGTCACCAGCCCAAAATCTTTTACCATTGCGTTTCATTACAAAACCCAAATAGTCGTGTGCTGTGCCTTCTTGATAGCCGCTATCGCCATACATAGCATCTAAACCTGTTTCTTGTTCGTATATTCTGGATTCACTCATTGTTTTTATTCCTATACTAAACATAATATAGGATTATTTAGGTTGTGTCAAGTACTTTGTATTAAAAATATTGATTTTATTTTTAATGTATTTAATGATCAGTGACAGATCCAGTCGCGACTTTTGAAAGGTTTTCCTGCTACTGCTCGGGGAACGTATCGAATAACTTTTTTCTTCAATTTTTTAATTATTTCGTGATTGTGGTCGTGGCCAAATGCTTTGAGATACATTTTCCAACTACCGCCACGTGCTTTGCTTTTTGATAAATTCAAATTCAAATGTTTAATCACAAGTTTTTGATTGTTGTTATATTTTTCCAATAGTTCGCAGGCAATATTAAAACCGTATGCATCAATTTCATCTGTGCAGCCTAAATATTCCTGTTCTTCTCGAAGTTTACTGGATGCTGCTGCACTTGCATAATTGGGCAGGGACTTAAATCCACGACGACGATATTGTCTCATATGGATGATTTCGTGTAGCAGTGTATCAGCTATAGTGCCACAAATGTCTTTGAATTTTTTTTTGGTTATTGTTATATCTTCATATACAGGATGATAGGTAAATGTTATTTCTATGCATTTTTTATCATCTTCGTCATAGTCGCTATAGTAGGCACCACCTACAAATGTAATGTGAGATTTGACTTTTTCATCCCAACTTAGGGAAATTTTAACAGGATACGTTCTTTTGAGATAATTTGTGACAGTTTTGTGGAATTCAAATGCCGAAATTGTTTTTTCTGTAAGTCGTGGTGCAAGACGGTATAGACCTTCTATAATATTATCACGTTCTAGAGTACTCCAATCAAACATAGAATTCCTTCATAACATCAATATTTATTAGATGATGTTATATCATACTAAGTTCAATTTTTGCTACATTGTTTTAAATCAACAATTTTCTTAATCAGATGTTCAATCTCATTGGCTGATTCTTCCAATAAATCAGCAATACGGTCTGATTTGCCCTCTTCCACGCTTTTTCTGCCAGGAATTTGTCTACGAATTTCTGCCCGTTTTCTCAAACGAAACACTAGACTTTGCTCACTTACGGGCAAATGACTTTCGTCAGTTATTTTGGTAGTTAGCTTGTCTGCTACAGTGACCATTATTTCTTGTGCCATGTGTTCCTCAAATCTATCAAATTCTTCGTGAAGTTCGGGCGCCTTTATCTTTACTGGCCCACACACATGAGCCTGATCACCTGTACTTTTATCACTATTCATATTACATTGTAGGACCGTTCCCGGACTTGAAGCCCACGGTGCCTCCTTGTTCCGCAATCCTCTTTAAGGCATCTTCAAAAAGGATAGGAGCGAAGTCTGTTTGCTCTACACAGGCACACCAGTATCTTGGATCAATCTCATCGCTGTATAAGATTTCACCAGTTCGGGCATCGACACCTCTCGCCTTCATAACCCGGTTGGCGTGTAAGTGTCCGTGTATATTACAACCGAACCTACCAAGGCTTGCTTCATGAACAGGAATATGACTTAAAATAAGTCCATTCATCACATGATACGCTCGTAATTCTCTAAAGTACATTCTGTACTCGTCGTCACGGAAGATGTCGTGATTCCCGCGGATTAAGACCTTGTCACCGTTTAAGCGACTCATGATGCTTAAAGCCTTGCGGTTAATAACTACATCACCTAAGTGGTAGACTTTGTCTGTAGGCTTGACTCTTTCGTTCCAAGCCTTGACCATAGCTTCGTCCATTTCTTCGGGACTATCCCACGGCCTTAACTTTGTAACACCATCGTTACGTGTGAAGCGGCATACACCTGTGTGTCCAAAGTGCGTGTCGCTGACTAAAAATACACTTGGCATATTAATCACCTTCCTTTAATAAAAACTTGTTAGAAATTGAAAAATTACTTCTCACGTAAAAGAAAAGCATTAGAAATTGCCTTGAAGCTCACAGACTTTTCGTTACACTTGAACACCAGTCCTTCACGCTCACAGCCAATTGTACCCATTACACTATTACCTTCGGCCAGCGATAACAGCGAGTCAACTGAAATTAGTAACTCAGTAGCGCGGTGAAGCACGGGGCAGTGATTCAACTTAAACACTTCTACAAACGCCTTACGTTCAGCAGGAGTGTAGTAACGACCTGCATCAATGTCGTAAATGTCGTAAACATAAAAGTCTTGATCACGCATCTTGTACTTGTTACCTTGAATGCCGTTACCAATCAGTTCACCTTGTACAGCAAGGTTGCCTCCTGCAATCTTCAACTTTTCTTCTAAGTCATGCCGGATAGCGGCACGCCATAGTGAATTGTCTGGATTACGCTTGAGGTCAAGGTTACGTGAGCAAACACCAACTTCACCGTCAATAACATAAACAGTCATAGATGACCCGTTCAACTTTTCAGTAACTTCCCAAGTCAGTTCTTCAGCTTTCCATTCTTCAAATTCCGCTGACAAGTTTTGAATACGCTCTTGGTCAGTCTTTGGAATCTGTGAAGGGAACATACCCTTGACTTCACCTGCAAGTTCTGCGGGGATTGGTGCTTCGTACTTGACAATACCAAGTGCTTCTGAAACATCAATTCCTTCAACATGGTAGATGGTGTGACCATTGTCAGTCATAACTGTCAACGGCAGCAACAGTCCCTGAGAAATTTGCTTTCTGAGCGAGACAGTACGCAGACGTTCGCCTTCAACACCTTCAAAAGTCTTTGCATAGTGTCCGGGCTTGGTTAGGAACGGTGCGATAGTTGTAGGGATGAACGAATCAATTTCGCAATACACTACCAGATCACCAGCAGCGTATTCACCTTTCTTTACCACGCAGGTCCATCCACCTACGATGGCGCATTCAATTGCATCAGCGCCTTCAATAGGACGCAGTGCATCAATCTTTCTAATAGTTGCCATCTTACGCATTTTTATTTCCTTCCAATTCTTTCTGCAATTTTCATTTTGACCCATTCCAAGTGCTCATTGAACATCTTAATCTGTGGATGATTAGTGACTGCCAACTCGAATTGTGTTCGAATGGCAATCAATTCTGCCATAGACTTTTTAGCGTACTCTGCTTCTTGGTCATATGTACCGCCATTGTTGTAAGCCATATCATTCTCCTTATCAGTGTCTGTATGCGTATGCCATAGCACTATCCAGGGTAGGATAACTGTTAAGTGGGAGACCGTTTTTGCTTATTACTTTGTACATGAGTGTATTATACACTCATTTTTTTATTCAGTCAACCGAATTCTTCGGGGTAATAAAACCCCACTCGTTCACTGTTCCGTGGACATCATAGGATTTTTCTTGCTCATCATAAGTCCAACCTAGCACCCTCATCATTTTGTGTTTGACCAATAGGTTGGGTGCCCTAAATCGTTCGCAATCATCGAACCCCATCATAACACCGACTTCTGCTACTGCACCGCTACGACAAATACCTGCATGGCAATGTACAACAACATTCATGCGATTTTCTTTCGCGTGTTGCAACAGATGAACAAGCTGTTGTGCCTGATCATCTGTAATGGCAAACTCACTTAGATCAATCATCTTGCCATCGCCAGTATTGGTCATACCATCTTCTTCAATATCCAAGAATGTAAATTGATGGACTTCTTTGAATTTGTGCTTAGGTGTAGGGAATGCCATATCGTGATCAGAAATTTGAATCAACATACTGTTTTCACCACATGCATGGTGGTGACCTTTTGCCACATTTTCTAACGGAATATTTTCAATCCACATACCAAATTTCCTTAAATCCTTCTTCTTCGGTTGGCATTTCAAAATTATCAATCATTCCTTGTACAACTTTCCATGGAATTTCTTTGCCCGGGCGACTAGCTAACCGCTCTTTGAGAACATCTAGATTAGGAGTACGGAACACCACGGCAATGTGATAGTAGTCCGGAAGCATATTAAACTTCCTAGCACGACTTTTTTCTGTAGTGCTAGTTTGATCCCATATAATATCACGTTTCATTTGGCAAGCAAGGACCACTTCTTTTGCCATATATGCTACCGCCTTGGGCATAAATTCATTAAACACTTCGCTATAGGTTCGGTGTACTTCTTTAGCATACGCATCTACAAATTTGTCTGTAGAAATGTGGGCACATGCTAGCGCCCAATCTTGATTGTTAGCCCATGTAGACTTTCCCGATGCGGGTACCCCAATCAATTGATAGCATCTAGGCATTATTTTGTATTATCCTCTGTTACAACAAAGTCATTGATAATCAAATTCAATGCTTCAATCCTGCGTATGTTGCCTGTTACATCTTCTGGATGTAACCAATAGCCGTCTGGATTATCTCCTGTCTTGGGATTTTTCTTCCATTGGGCCAGTTCTTTCTTGAGATAAGCACGATAATCTTTTAAGTTAAGACTAGTAATGCGATCAGCAGTTTCGCCGTCAATCCATTGATAAGGT